GATCTTCGTCGCGGCGTCGGTGTCGATCTTGGCGGCCTCTCCAGCAGCAGCGCGAGCGGCTTCGTCAGCGGCGGGTTTCTCCGCCTCGGCTCTGGCTTTCGCCTCGGCTTTTTCAGCTTTACGCGCCGCGGCCTTGGCGGCCTTGTCTTCTGCGGCCTTCACCTCCTCAGGCTTCACCTCTTCGGGCTTCTGCCCCTCGGGCTTCACCTCTTCAGGCTTCACCTCTTCGGGCTTCGCCAACACCTCGTCGAGCACCTTGCCCTCCGAGAGCGCCGCGAATACCGTATCGAAAGAGTCGTCGTTCATCAGGTCCATGGTTGCCTCGCTGGTGCTTGCCTTATCGGCCATCGCAAATACCTCCGTCGTTGGGTGAGAGTGTAGATTATGTACTCACTTTTTGTCAAGTGCTTACTTTTCAAGGAATAAGCCGAGTAGATACCGGACCTCCTTAACCCGGCCGAGTAGCAGATCGTCCCCGTGGTCGGACTTTTCCCATTGCTCGTGCAGTTGGTCCCGACGAAACTCCAGCAGTTCCAGCGCGTGCTTCACGCCGTCTCGCGAACCAGGAGCTTTCAAAGCATCCAGGATATCTTGCAGGTCGTCCCCGGTCATACAAACCTCCCTAGACGGCCGGCTGAGCCGGTTCCGTGCGCAAGCCCTCGGACAACAGGGTTTTCAGATTTTCCAGCTGCGCCCGGTCACGGTCTGACTTGGCGCGGGCGATATTGCCCTCGACACGAGAGAGAATTTCCTGCATGGTCGCTTCCGCCGTCGCCGCCAGCACCTGCGTATCCAGCCGGCGCTTCTCCGCCTCGGCCGACAGCTTCTCGGTTTTGGCTTGGGTCAGCCCCTGCTCGACCTGACCGGCTTCCGCAGACGCCCGGCTCATGTTGGAGAGAATTTGCGTCGCCTCTTCCCGAGGAACCACGCGATCGACCGGCAGATCCCGCGCCCGCAGCCGGTCAAGCAGCACGCCGTAGGTGTCGAGCATCGCCCGCTCTTCCGGGGAGACTGTCTGCATGAACTGATCAAGCGCTGCCCCGCGCACTTCTTTCGCCACCAGGGAGATGTTACCCTTGGCCCGCACCGCGAAGTCGCCTTTGATCTCTTCCTTCGGGTTGAACTCCATGTTCCAGCGCAACAGCGAGCCGATGAACGACGAAGTGAAGCGGTCGAACGCCCGCACCGTGTCCTTCGTCACCATGTTGGCACCGCCGGTCATCATCGACATATTGTTGCTGGTGCGAAACGCATCACCCAGCTGCTGCGGAGCGGCGCCCATGGTCCAGGCCGGGAGATTGCTCTCCACATCCAGCTGCGTGCGCAGCATGTTGATGATACTCAGGAACTCAGCGGTGCGCGACTCCGTAGCAATTGACCGGACACACTGCACCCCGGCCTCGGCACCGTTGCCGGTCCGCTCGATGGTCATCCCGCCGTGGATTACGCCGACACTGCGGCGGCCTGGCGGAAGCAAGTCGATGTTGACCTCCCGAATCGGCAGGGCAGAGTGCGCCATATTATCCATCATCGCCCGCTCTCCGGCACACAGACACATCTGCGAGTCGCGGATCTCCTCGGGCAGGCCCACCCCGGTCAAACCAGCGTCCTCGTCCTCTGCGTAGACAAAAGCGTGGTACTGGTCGGTCGGAACGTCGCCGAACGCAGCTTTTTCCGCCTTGATGACGATATCGTCGATGAACCAGACATCAGCCAGCAACATCTGGTCCATTTCGGAGTCCTTGACCTCGACCCCGGCGGTGCGCAAATCGTGCGCAGAGACAAAGCCCAGGTGTCGGTAGACCTCGTAGTTGCGCCCGGTCAGGTTGGCGACGTTCTCGGTCTTGGACAGCTTGCGCAGGTCGCTCTCGAAGGTCTTCGGAATGTAGTTGCCGCTCGGCTTAGCCTTGAGGTAGTTGCGGATAACGTCACCCTTGAAGTCCGAACGCTCGGCGAGTTTACGGAAGTCGTGCCGGTGAAAGACCATGCGCTCGAACAGCCGCTCCTGCTCCCACCAGACCCGCGCCGACAGGTCGGGGTAGATGTCCCACACCTTGACGAACTCGCCGTAGGGACGGCGCTCCTGCTTCTCGACCGCCTTGTAGCGGCCGGTGGCCTTGTCGAACTCCCAGACCCGCTCCGTCTGCGTGCGCACCTGCGGGCCGCGGACCACCCCAAAACCAAAGATGTACCCCGAGCGCACCACCCGCTTGCACATGTTAGGGTAGTCCACCTTGGGGTCGGACAGCTGGTCGGAAATCTCCTGCTGCATTTTATCCTTGCGTGCCTCGGCAAACGCCCGAACCTCGCGCTCGATGGCGTTGCTGCGCACCGGCAAGACCGGACGCCCTTCTTCCTGCGCCTGCATCTGCTCCTGCAAGGTCAGCCGGTCGATGATCGCCTGGAGGTCTTTCTCCGGGATGGATGGGTTGGGGGAGACATCCAGATCCCAGTTGTTCTCCTGCGCCGGGAACATCATCTCCATCAACTTCGCCACGCCCCCCTTGACCTTGACCCGCGTGTCGCGCGGGTAAGCCTTCGACCGGTCTTCCGGGATGCGGGCTTCGATGTCCGGGTCGTAGACGCCGAGATACTGCCGCAAGTTCTTGAGCCACTGAAGCTCCAGCGACTGACGGTCATCGACCGCGGTCTTGAGCAGGCTCTTCATCAGCCCGCCCAGTTTTGCCAATCCTTCGTTGGAGACGATCATCAGTAGCCCTCCCTCTGCGCGGGGCGATAGGTTGGTTGTGACATGAAATGGTAGGGGTCAGCAGGGCGGCGCATGTAGTCTCCGGGGAGGTAGCGGCCCGACTGGATAAAAAGGTCGCCATACTGGCCCGCTTCGACAAGATGCGCGAAGGTGCCGGGCTCGCCCGATTTCTGCGGAACATCAGAATACCCACGATTGCCTTGGATGCGCTGGTAGCGATACATGCTCCGCAGGCCCTTAGTATACCGATGACATGAAGGGTCTATCAGCTTTAGAGGCTCTCCATTCGGGTACGTCGTGAGCATATACTCTGTCGCCTGAATGCGCACTCTCGGGTCGTTGGTAGAAGCTGTCTTAACGACCGCACCGTCATCCGAAAACGCAGTCTTCAGCTCTTTCATCGCGGTGCTTTCGTCGCCGTCTCCGCGGCGCACCGCCGCCGGATCTCCGACAAAAATCAACGGATTACTGTGAAAATAATTGCGAATCATTGGGCGGATGTGCGTGGATACGCACCGCTGCATACCCATGTCAAACGCCGCGATCTCTCGCAAGGTTCGGACTCGGCCGTCCAATGTCACTTGTTGGAAAAGTAGCGCCGGAGTCAGGCCGGTATCGAAGCCGACAATGACTGGCAAAGCAGGGTCAATCACCAGCGGCGTTTTGGAGACGTGCCGCTCCAAACTGAAACAATTATGGTAGACAGGTTTGCCTGCTTTTGATGTGGAATACTTCCCGTGGATATAGACGTCCACCCACTCCTTCGTTTTGCCTTTGGAAAGGTCTTCGTAGTACCCAGGGCGCAGATTCTCGACGTTCTCTGCGGTCGCCGACAGACCTGACGGCTGAAAGAAAGTATCGCACAGCATGACGCTATTCTCGTTGTCCTCTTCCAACGGCATCTTTTCTGCGATCTTGTACCACGTGTCGTCGATTTCTGGCGGGTTCGTATCTGCAATCACAAAGCTTCGATACTGCGGTACATCCTCCCGTTTCGGGTATCGCCCGACACGACTCATAATGGCCTGCAAAATCTCCAGGTCAATTTCGCGTGCCTCATTAATCCACGACGCCGTGCCTTCCAACGACAAGACGCGCTGAATATCCTCGGGGGAGTCCAAAGGGCGGAACATAAAGTCCGCCTCGACATCTTGGAAACGCATCTCGAACACCATCTCAGACTCTTTCCACCGGCCAAAAACTCCCGGCTTTACCCAGTCGAGGAACGTCTTTATAGTGGTGTCCTTCAACTGCTGCCGCGTGTTACGGATGATGATAAACCGAGATCGACGCTTCCCATCTGGACAAGGGGACATTTGTAGTGCTTGCCGGAACAGCTCGATGACACAGCCTACCGACTTACCCCCACCGACCGGGCCTATGAGGAGGCGAAAAAACGCCTCTGATCGCATAAACGCCGCGATTGTAGGTGCGGCTGTGTAGTTGAATTTGTACTCCTGCACTACTCAAAGCCTCCCGCTCAGCAGCACCATGTCGTCCTCAACCGTGATCCAAAGCTTCTCCGAGCCCCAGACCGACAAGCCGCAGCCGAGCAGATTGAAGGTATAGTCCCCCAAGTCGCGCTTGGTATCGATCACTTCTTCCTTGATGGCGCCCGGAATATTGCAAGCGATAAACGCCACCCAGGGGCGAACCCGGTCCTTATCGGCGTCCCGGCCTTCCGCAGCGATCATCAACGAGTTGGTGGTAAAGCCGATGCCGACGGAAATACCAAAATGGAGCGCCGAGTTGCTGTCCACTGTGAACGCCGCGTGAGCGAGAGTCGGCAGCAGGACCAGGAGTGCTGCAAGCACGAGCTTTTTCATCGGTAGCCCTCCAAGGCGGCTTCGAGCTGCGCCGCGTAAGACTCGAGTTGCTGGATCAGGATGACCAACCCCCGGACCTGTTCTTTCGGCTCGGCTGTTACCGGGATCTCAGCCAGCACAGGGCGCTCGATCGGCGGTGGAGACTGGCATGGCACGGTGATGTACTCCGGCTTGCAGCAGCCGAGCAGGACAAAGGGAAAGAGCAGGAACACCGCCCACCCTAGCGCCACCCGGAGGTAATGTCGTTCGCTGTCTTGGTACCCCATCGCACTGCCTCCTTGCACTCGACCGGCACCAGCGCGGTCTGGAGCGCACTGTACTGTGTTTTGCCCTTGGCGCGCAACCGCTTGACCTCGGCCCAGGCGATATCAATCTGGTTTTGCCGCGCCGCGGCGACCAGGCGCTGGCTCTCGAGCAGGTTTTTATGGGTCTGGACCTCAAGGGTCAAGGTCTGTACCCGTGCCTGCTCCGCCTTGAGCCGCACCTGCGACACTCCGAGCACCAGCAGGCAGCCCAAGCACAGGAGCGCCAGCGCGGTCGCCAGTTTGTTGTCCAGCACCCAAGCCATAAGTAGCGTCATAGCCGCCGCCCTTCTGCGCAACATACTTTTGCGCCACATTGAAGCCCGCCACCCCCAGACTCAGGAGCATCCAGTCGCTCGAGTTCAGCTTCCCAAACCACAGAAAAACAGACGCAGTGAGCCAGATGAACCCCTTGATCCCGGTCAACTTGATGAATAGAACGCGCAGGCGCAGAATCATGGCTGTTCATCGGTGCGCGAGACCTCATTCTCCGGCAAAACCGCCGAGACCTCGTAGCGCTCGAAAAACCGGGGCGGGTACTTCTCCCGGTAACTCTGCCACAGCAACTGAATCTCGCTCTCGAGCTGGTCGAGCCGCTCTACGGTCGTCATCGTGCCCTCCACCATCGTCCAAGGCCGTCGGCCATGGCGTTCGCCAGTGCTACCTGGTTACGCGGGGCGATCAAAAACTGCCGCTCTTCATCATTGGTCAAAAACCCGAGTTCCGCCAGGGCGGCGGGGCACGGCGCCTGCTTGATGATGTTGAAATCCTTCTCCAGATCCTCGTCCCCATCACGAGTGTCGATCCGAAACCGCCGCAGTGGCAGGGCGTCCTGCAAGGCGTCAATGAGCTGCTGCGCCATTTTGTCGGAGTTGTTCTGCCCGACCGTGGTCCAGACCTCCATGCCGTGGGCTTGCGGGTTCGCAGCAGCGTTGCAGTGGATGGAGAGCAGCAGGTTCGCCTTGGTTTTCTGTACCATTGCCACCCGCCGGTCAATATCGACGAAGCGGTCGTACTCGTAGAGCGCGTAATCGCCGTCGCGGGTCAAAAAGGCCTGTGCACCGCGAGAGCGCAGCACTTGGGCCAGAAGCCTGGAAACGCTCAGGTTCACGTCGCATTCCCGCGTACCGTTGGCAACCGCGCCGGGGTAGGGGCCGCCGTGGCCGGGATCAAGAAGGGCGATCATCCACCCTCCGTGTCCGACCCGAGTCGGTGCCGCAGGTAGTGAAAATCCATCTCCCACGCCAGAACATCTCCGGTGGTCGTGTTGTCCTCCCGGTACACCTTGCCGAGGATCACCGAAGAGACTCCGGTCACACCGGCCATGTCGATCGTTCCCAGTGGGGTTTTCTGGTGGAGGTCGCCCGCGGTGTAGGTGAACAACCCGCTGTCGCCGGAAAGGGTCGTGAAATTCGCCGGGACGGCCGCTCCTGGCGGGATGATTTTGTAGTCCAGTTTCCACAACACCGCGGTCGCCGCGCTCTGCTGCCAGTGAACATGCGGAACCAGAGCGGTCTCCGCGACCCACAGATGGGGTATCTGTGCCACGAAACGCAGAACTTCCGTCGCATCGTTTTGCGGAAACAGGAAGCCGACGTTGGTGTCGTCGAAATCCGGCTTGTCGAGCGCCCCGAGCTTGGTCGAGGTGAACGGGACGCGCAGGTCGTCCCACACCGCCCCGATCACCAGTTTGCCAATGTACTGCTCCTGGGTCGGCATCGTCAGGCCTTACGCCACCGCGCTCAGGCCGACCGAGCCGAAGTTGCCAAGAATCACCCAGCGCGTTCCGGAGATGCCGAACAGCACCAGGGTCTCCGCCGCTGCATCAAAGGTTGCGGTGTTGTTGGTGCCGTCATAGGTGCCGGCGGTGGTCACGGTATGCCCCGAGGTGCCGGCGTCCTTCTGGGAGATAATCAGTAGCAGCCCCTCGGTCGGGGTCATGGTCATCGCCAGAATGCCGTCGTCCTTGTTGAGCTGGACAAAGGTCGCGTTGGGCATCGCTCCGCTGGCGGTCACGATCTCAGGCGGGAACGTCAGTCCATCCGGGTCGATCACTTTGCCGGTCTGGTTGTCGGCGGCGATGGCAATGTCTCGGGCGACCGCTTCCGCGGCGACATCGGCTTCAATCTCAGTAGACACTTCCACCCGGGACTTCTCGAAGACACGGCGGATATACTCGAGCTCGGGCGGAATGGACTCCAGAAACTGTTGGTAACTCATGGTGTTCCCTCCTCAGTCATTGGTTGAGAAACTTCACGATATTCAGCAGCGCCAGAATGGTCGCCAGAATACTTGGGACTGCGATCCAGACCTTGACGCTCCCACGCAGCTCATTTTTCCATTGATTGATCTCGTCGATCTTGTCGCTGGTCGTGCGGGCGCGGGTGAACAGGGTGTCCACGTCCCGGCGCAGGGTTTCGACCCGCTCCTGATACTTGGCGTCCCCGACGGCAACCTGGCGCAGGTCTGAAATAAAGGCGTCCATTTTGGTGAACACCTGCACGATCAGGCTTTCCAGCCGACGAAAGTCATCCTCGTGGACACAATGGTTATGGTCGTTCACGTCACCCCCGCCCTTGCCGGCATTCTGGAGAATAGGCCTTGCCACAGGCTTTACAACAGCCACCAGGCGATGACGCCGCAGACGACGCCGACGCCGAAGGCCCACAGAATGAGTCGGACGCTTTGCTTTTGGGCTGCAACCAGGTTGGCGGCTTCACGAAGTTCCTTTTCGAGGCTCATGGGTTTTTGCTCCTACCGGGAAAACCGGATGCACCCGCAGGTGGTCGACTCTCCGTCGCAAGTATAGGTATCCAGCGGCTCCGCACCCTCGTCTGACCGCCAATCGATCAGGCAGGTTGGGGCCAGTATATCAGGCACTTTGGCGAGCTGCGCCGGGTCAAGGAACCGCACCGTCCGCACGATCCCCTGGTCCGTCATCGTCGGCGGCGTGGCGCAGTGCTCGAATTTTTCTTCGTCTCTGGCCTCTGGGCGCACGGCAAGGCCCAAGTCCTGCATCGCGAGGACGAAATCTTCCTCGGAAGCGTAACGGAATTGGATATCGACGGCGGTCATTTCGTCACCTCGGTCGCTTGAGATTTTTTGTACCGCCCGCCCTTGGCGTCCTTGAGCGCGGCGAGGGGATAAGCCGGGTCACGGGGGATCAACTCGCCGTCGGGGGTTTCCTTCATGCGGAACTCGCGGCCTTTGACCGAGCCGTTACCGGCGATGTTGTGGAGTCGGTAGAATTTCATCAGGTCACCTCTTCCAGATCACCGCTGGCAATCCAAACAGGAGCATCATCAGGGTAAGACGGGTCGTGCGCGATATACGCAGTCTCTCCAGGGTAGCGACTGTCGTCGTCTTCAATCAGCCACCCCTTTCTAAATTCGTAGACGTTCCCATCAATCTGCTCAGACTCAGGTTTTAGCGTAAGTCCGAAGTCTCGCCTCAACAGCACTTTTGCTTTCATGTCAGTTCACCTTCGTGTGATCAAATTGCGCGTCACTCGAAGAGATCAGCCCCGACATCGTGCCGTTGAACACGAGCGTGCCGGTGGTCGATGACCCTACGTAGATAGGCGCGCTGAACGTGGCGCTCCCCGGTGCCGCTGCGGTGCCGAGGCTTACGCTGTCCTTGGTCAACTCCCACGTAGTGCCGTCTACGTCCCAGCCGATTTCTGCCGGGGTGCCAGCGACAAGGGCAGCGGTCGCGGCGGGGATGAAGACTTCGGCGACTTCTTTGACGGAGATGTTGTCAACGGTACATGTTGCAAAGACGTTGTCTGTTGGGGCGATAACAATCCGCTCGTTGGTAGTACCACCAACCACGACCCCAGTATGCGTCCCTGTAGTGGTCACTTTTATTTGAGCCCCACCAACATATAAAGAAACAGCATAATCAAGAGCAGACACAGTAAACGAATAAGAATAGCTTTTACCGGCTGGTGACGATGCAAGAGTTTGGTATAAAACATCGAAAGCAGACCCTTGGTTGTTGCGTTGTATAACAGCACTACCTGTCGCGGCTGACACGATAGCCGTCTCGCCTTTTGTCCACCCGGTTAAATCGTTAGTTGCAAACGTCCCATTCGTAATCAACTCACTCCCCATCACCTGTGAGGTATCCCGCAGCACCAGATCGTTCGCACTCGTCACCCGCAGACTCCGTGTGCCATCGTCGAGCAGGTACTGCTCCCGCCCGAGTTCCTTGGTTGAGAACGTCAGTCGCCCCTTGTTGCCGAGCGCGCCGGAGGTCAGGTAGCGGGCCGGACGGGTGACGGCGGCGGTGGTTTCGGGCGTGGCGTAAATTTCCGAGGTGGCGACGATCTGCTCTTCGAGGCAGGGCAGAATAAACCAGAGAACGTCGCCAATCCCAGCCGTGATGACAAACTGTTGTGTCGTCCCTGAAGGGGTCAGGTTTTCAGATTTCAGCCGAGAGTATGTTGCCGCACTGATTGCCGTTGAACCAGTGCCGGAGGTTAGCGCAAAAGAGCTAGAGCCAGCCCCCGATGCCTTCCTCGCCCAGACAGAAAGCGAGTGCTTGTTCGTGTTGGCTGTCGTCCCGCCGAAGGTCACGGTTGCGGTTGCATTTCCTGCCGAGTTGTCAAGTTTGAACACGTTGCCGGTCGCAACGCCGCGAATACCTGCGGAGGTCAGTTCCGTTGTGTCAGCGGCAAGAGTCAGCGTGGCCGGTGTCGAGCCGCCCCCTGTGACGGTTGCATTCGTCGTGGCGGTCGGCGCGGCCTTGTGCGACGTAATTTTGTTGGTACTGGCTTGCTCCACCATCGTCCCCAGATGCGGATTGCTCGCGTACCCCCCACGGTAGGCGGTGAGACCGGAGGCCAGCACCGATTTGCTCGTGTAGAGGTTGTTCGCGGAGGCGTCGGTGTCGTACCACGATCCGTCCGTGTAGCGGGCGCCCTCGATGACCGGGGTATTGGCGCTGAAGGTCTGGAGAACCGGAGTCGTGCCCGTGGTATACACGGGGATCGTGACCGAGCCGGTGGCGACTTGGGTCACTGTACCGTCGAGGGCGGTCAGGGGGGCGGCGTTGCTGGCGTTGAGGGCCAGCCTGAGTTTGTAGACGATGGCTTGCAGGCCGTAGAGCGGCTTGGTCAGGTCGCGGGTGAGGCCTCGTGTAAGGCCGCGGGTCAGGTTTTTAAGAACAGGCATGACGGGGTTATCCGTCGTTGTTGCTCAAGCGGCAGACAATCGTCCCCGAGGTAAACCCACCAGTCTTGCAGAAGAGCCGGTAGACCACCCCTTTCTCATAGTCCTCGACGGCTTTCTCGGTGTTCGCGGTATAGCTCTCCACGTCCAACCAGGTCGTGCCGTTGTCGAACGAACGCTGGAGGAACACCGTGGCGCTCCAGGTGCCGCTCAGGGACAGGTTGAGAAAGCCGAAGTTGCTGTTGGTCGCAGGGAGTCCGAGGCCGAACGGGGAGATCGGGGTGGTGCCGGTGTTCTGCGCGGTCAGCGACGCGGTTGTACGTGCCATGTCAGGCTCCTTGGACGGTCAGGAATAGTTCGGGATATTGATATTGATCTGCACAGCCTGGGTACCAGCCTCGGCGGACTTCTCGGCCTTGGGCTCCAGCCCGCCCCACTTGACCAACGACTGAATCGCTGCCAGCACAGTCTGCACCGGTGTATCCGGGCTGTAGATGATTTCTTCCATGCGGGTCAGGGCGGCTTCCGCCAGTGACTGCGACAGCGCTGTGAACCGGGTCTTGTCCTCACGCATGGCACGAGCTACGCGGGTGATCTCTTTCTTGAACCCCGGCACCGTGAACAGCTTGTCCAGCTCGGGCTGCGTGATGTCGTACCGATCGCAGATGACTTCGATGTCGTCGAGACCCAACACCAGGTCCTGCACCATCAAGGGGTTCCAGGCGTTGACAACACCAGTACCAAGCGCAGGAGTCGGCCGCGTCTTCGCAGGTAAAAATTGGGGCATGGGCGCAGATGAAGGGAAGGCATCCTCCACGGGGGCGAACTCGCTCCCTACCCCGAAGTCGAGTTCAAAGTCGTCGTTGTCTGTGAAGGCGCGCGCACTCATGGGCGCAGGATAGGCGACATTGTGTAAGTCTGTCAAGTACTTAATCTGTGTAAATGAGTAGGTGTAAATTGATTTACAGGGGTGCGAAGGAACTTGGCCGGGAAATTTTAGGGGGAGAAACTTTGGTTGCGTGGGGTTGTAGGTGTCAGGGTCTACAGGGCTGAAAATGCTGAGGGGCTACGGATTTTCAGGGTAGCAAATGCTAAGAGTTAATTGATTTACAGTCTCCGGGGCGGAGGGGCTTGGGGTGTATGAACCCATTAATCGCGGACCCCCCTCGCCCTCGAATTCCCCCCATACCCCCCCTCCGAAATTCCCGAGATCCCCCCGGCCCCCGCGCTCCGGCGCGCCTAAACAGCTGGGTCATGCCGATCGAGAGCCTTGTAACAGCTAGCACCCGGCGCTCCAACACCCCTAAGAACCTGGATCACGTCGATCGAGAGCCCCTCAACCCGTAAAAGCCTTGCGCTTTA